CCATGTTATATATGAACAAGAAAACCACCGATGTGTCCACTCGTCTCACTCCTGATCAGCTTGCTAAGCGTTCAATGGATTGTCGTTTAGCTGCTATGGAGCAGGCACTTAAGGGTGAAAAGGTTCGATACAAATCTAATTGTGACTCGGAGAAGTTCAAGAGGTTTCTTGAAGACCAACTCACAATTTGGGAGGGGGAGAAGGATAAGACTTTTCATGGAAAACGGATGCACGAAAAGACGAAAATACTAATTGAAAACTGGAATTAATTACCGAAAGCGACACCAGCCATACCATTCTTCACACGGAGAATGTTATAGTTGACCGCATAGACCCGATGGAGATGGTTACCACCCGTGGGGTTGGTAAGGACGAGCTTGGCGTTGTCAATACGAGAGAAGTTCAGGGAACCTGTGGGCTGCATCTTGCTCATGGTGAGACAGAAAGGCCACGAGTAGACGGGGAGATCGTCGAGAATGTTGTCTGGGAGATCGGTGCAGTGCATCTCGGGGATGACATCGTGGTGGTACACGTTAGAGGTGTTTTCGAAGAGGGCCGTACCGTTAATGTAGAGTGAGGAAGTGTCGAAGTTGTACTCCTCTCCCCATGTGCTACCAGTGGCGTTACCAGAGACGACGTGGAGCGACTTTACTGGGTGGTTGAAGTATGTGAGATCAATCTCGGTATCGGTGTTAGATGCCAGTTGGTACTGGGTTTGGGTGATGAGAAGTTCATGCTCGTTGTCCGTGAAGAATTTACGCTCATCGGTATCCAGATAGATGTAGTTGCCGTAGACCTTGGGGGTACCAGTGGGAGTGTAACCATCACGGCACTTCACACGAATCTCGACATCGTGGTACTGGAGCGCCACGAGGGGGAGACACTTCGTCCAGTCTTCACCAAAGAAGAAGGGAATCATGTAGTAGTTTCCGGAGTGGTTCTCCTTACGGGTGTTTGTGGTCGTAGCGAAAGAAGCTTTGGCGGCGGAGTCGCGCATGAGAGGGTTGTGTACACCTTGGATGTAGAGAGAATCGAGCTGAGACACCTTCTGACCACCAATCCACAGCTGAAATTCAGTGGGGCTGGAGGCACCGGCGGAAAATAAACCGTCATCGTTAGTCATCACGTTCGAGATGAGGGTATCCTCTATCCAAATGTAGCTCATGAGATCACCCTTCGAGCGAATGGGAATGGTAACCTCGTTGTTCGCACCGAAAGTACCGATGTAGTCCAGGCGCTCAGGCTTCATGGCGAAGTTGGTGTAGCGTTTGTAGTTCTGACGGAAGAAGCTGACTTGGGGATCACCCGTGATGTAGACATCCTGAGCACCCACCGACACGAGCTCAATTAAAGCGGCAGACATTTATTAGTAAATGATATTAAAATTTTGGCTCATTATAAACATATGGTGATATTTCAGGCCCTGACATGGGAGGCGAGAGACACGGATGACGAACATCTTATCAGTATTTTGGGTAAAACTGAAGATGGTAAATCTGTCTGTGTGACGACAGTGTTTGAACCCTACTTCTTTGTGAAGTTACCCCGTGGTACAACCCAACAAGAGGTAAGGCTTCTGTACAATGATCTCGAAAAACTCCGCCCAGATCACGTGACGAGTTATAGTCTCACACAACAGAAAGATGTTTGGGGATTTCAAAATAATGAGAAGTTTGCGTACATGCGCCTAAACTTCAAGACCCTCGCAGATCGTCGGAAGGTGAATTCTGTTTTCATGTATAACGATTCATTCAAACAATATCATGTTTATGAATCTAACCTAGACCCTGTCCTGAGGTTAATGCACCGAACGGGAATTCAGTCGACTGGGTGGCTTGATACTGGACCTGAATGTGTACGATCCCATCTCGCTAATGTGGATATTGATCTCTGGTGTAACGACTGGACAACGCTTAAACCAGTGGATCGTGATGATATTGCCCCCTTCGTAGTAGCATCTGTTGATATCGAGTGTAACAGTTCCACTGGAAAGTTTCCGGATGCAGACATTCCTGGTGATGCTTGTTTCCAGATTGCAGTTTCATTGTGTACCTTTGGGAGGGATGAACCTTATGAAAAGGTATGTCTCTGCTACAAGAAAACAGAGGGTCCGGGTGTGGTAAGTTTTGAAACGGAACGTGAAATGCTCGAAGCGTTTCAGAAGTACATTCAAGAAAAGGATGTAGACATCATCACTGGTTGGAATATTTTTGGTTTCGATCTCGAGTATATTTACAAGCGAGCGATGTTTACGAAATGTTCTTCATCGTTTTACAATTTGGGTAAGTTGCGTGATACTCCGACTGAACTTTTATTGAAAAAGTTGAGTTCGAGTGCTCTAGGTGATAACTTCCTAAAACTTCTCCCAATGTCCGGACGTTTCATCTTCGATATGTTCCACGAAGTGAAGAAGGGGTACAAACTCGATTCGTACAAATTGAATGAGGTCTCGAAACTGTACCTTGGAGACCAAAAAATCGACATGCCCCCAAAAGAAATGTTTGCTCGATATCTGGAAGGTGATCCCAAAAAATTGGGTGAAGTTGCGGAGTATTGTATCAAGGATACTCTTCTTCCACACAAACTCATGAAGAAGTTGTGTACACTCCTGAACCTCCTGGAGATGGCGAAGGCGACATGGGTACCCCTGTGTTTCTTGGTTGAAAGGGGGCAGCAAATCAAAGTCTTCAGTCAGCTCACGAAGAAGGCTCGTGAATTGGGATACATGGTACCAACGATCAAATATGGATCTCTCCCAGAAGAACCATACGAAGGTGCGACCGTACTCGATGCACAAAAGGGTGCCTATTATACCCCGATCACAGCCCTAGATTTCGAAGCACTATATCCCTCGATCATGATGGCCCATAATCTATGCTATTCGACATATGTCATGGATGAAAGGCGTTATGGGAATATACCTGGGATAAAATACGAAACATTCAAGATTGGTCACAAAACCTACAAGTTTGCCCAAGATGTTCCTAGTCTCTTACCCAGTATTCTTCTAGAGCTCAAGCAGTTTCGTAAAAAGGCAAAGAGGGACATGGCGGCTGCGACTGGTGGTATGAAGGAGGTATACAACGGTAAGCAGTTGGCATACAAAGTCTCTATGAACTCTGTGTATGGTTTTACTGGTGCTGGTAAGGGAATTCTTCCATGCGTTCCGATCGCATCAACTACGACATGTCGTGGTCGTGAGATGATCGAGGAGACTAAGAACTACGTTGAGAAGAACTTTCCCGGTGCCAAGGTTAGGTATGGTGACACAGATTCCGTCATGGTGGAGTTTGATGTTGGTGATCGCACCGGAGAAGAAGCTGTCAAGTATAGTTGGGAAATTGGTGAAAGAGCCGCCGAAGAGTGTAGTGCCCTCTTCAAGAAGCCTAACAACTTGGAACTCGAGAAAGTATATTGGCCTTATTTTTTGTATTCGAAGAAGAGATATGCCGCCAAACTTTGGACACAGGGGAAAGATGGGAATATGCACATGGACTACATAGACATCAAGGGACTTCAAGTTGTTCGCAGAGATAATACACCACACGTGAGGGAGGTTTGTAAAGAACTTCTCGATGTCGTCCTCACATCAAACGATCCAGGGCCACCAAAAGAACTCGCCAGGGAGCGAGCGATCGAGTTACTCACTGGTGATGTTCCGAACGATAAGCTCGTTTTGAGCCAGTCACTATCAGATACTTACAAAGTCAATGGTATGCCTGTATCGATCACAAGTCCGAACAGTGTAGATATCAACCAATCACATGTTCAGGTTGTGGTCAAGATGCGACAGCGTAAACCCGGGTCAGAGCCACAATCTGGGGATCGTGTACCATATCTCCTCACAAAGACTGAAAATCCAAAGGCTAGGGCTTTTGAAAAATCAGAAGATCCCAAGTACGTCGAGGAGAATAATATCCCAGTGGATTACCTGTACTACTTCGAGAATAAGTTTCTGAACCCGGTTTGTGATCTTCTCGATCCACTGTTCGAAAACACGAAGCAGGAGATTTTCGGTGAGATTATCGAACAACATCGACCAGTGAAGAAAAAGTTGGGACCAGCTTTGAGTACCATGAAGAAGGAACAACTCGTCGAAGAATGTAAGAGACTGGGTCTAG